ATGCTCAGCCTCCGGGACGATGACGACGAGCTGATGTATGTGATCCAGAAGGAGCGCTCGGATTCCCCGCTGAAGATTGACGCCGCCGTCGCGGGCGCGCTCTCCTGGCAGGCGCGGCAGGACGCGATCGCGCTCGGCATGGCGAATGCGCAGCGGAGCGTCTACGAAGAGCGCGGGCTTCTGACGCTCTAGTTGACAACCAATGGACGGGCGTGTCAGCATTGGGATAGCGTGAAGGGGCGCAGCAGCCTTGTTTAGCTACGTCCTGTCATTCCTGTCTACCCAAGCCCTCAGCCTCACGTTCTCCGTCGGCCTGGCGCTCCTCGCCATCGGCTTCGCCATGATCTACACCCCGCTGGCCTGGATCGTGCCGGGCGCGGCGCTGGTAGCGCTGCCTGTGCTCGGGCTAGTACGAAGGGAAGCGCGACAGTAAGATGCCCGCTGGACTCATCGAGCGCGTCCTGGGCATCACGCGGCCCTCCGCCGCCTACGGACCAGGTGACGACTACTGGTACGGGCCGGTAGGCCAGGAATCCGCATCCGGCGTCAACGTCACCCCGGAGAGCGCGCTGCGCGTTGCGGCCGTGTTCGCCTGCGTGCGCGTGATCTCGGAGGATATCGCTTCCGTTCCGCTGGACGTGTTCCGGCGGCTGGAGCCCAGCGGCAAACAGCGCATCCCATTCGATGCCCTGCCGCTGGCTCGCATCCTGAGCAAGAAGCCGAACCGCTGGCAGAACTCGATGGAGTGGCGCGAAATGCTGACGGGCCACGTCCTGCTGCGCGGCAACGCCTACTGCCGCATCATCAGCGGCGAGAGCGGCTTCGTTGACCAATTGCTCCCGCTCAACCCCGACCGCATGAAGGTCGAGCGCTTACCCGCCGGGCTACTCCGCTACACCTACCGGAATCCCGAGACCAACCGGGATGATTTCTACGCCCAAGAGGAGATCTTCCACCTGCGCGGGTTGAGCAGCGACGGGCTCACGGGCATCTCCGTGATCGGGCTCGCCCGCGAAACGCTCGGCCTGGCGATCGCGGCGCAACGCCACGCCGCCAAGACGATGGCGAACGGAGGCCGCCCGAGCATCGTGATCAAGCGGCCCAGCGCCGCCCCGGCCTGGAGCCCCGAAGCGCGGACTAACTTCAAGGCTGCGTGGCACGAGGCGCACGGCGGCGTCGACAACGCCGGCAAGGTGGCGGTGTTGGAAGAGGGCATGGAAGTCCAGCAGATGGGCATGACCTCCGAGGATTTGCAGTTCGTCGAGACGTACAAGCTGGAGCTCGAAGAGATACCGCGTTTCTTCCGAATGCAGCCGCACATGATCGGCATCCTCGACCACGCGACCTTCTCCAACATCGAGCACCAGTCGCTCGAATACGTCACGCGCACCCTGCGTCCGTGGGCGGTGCGCTGGGAGATGGCGCTGTTCGACCAGCTCATCGTCAGCGACCGCATCTTTGCGGAGTTCAATCTCGAAGGCTTGCAGCGCGGCGATGCCGCCGGCCGGGCTGCGTTTTACCAGATCATGCGCCAGAACGGCGTGATGAACGGAAACGAAATCCGCGAGAAGGAAAACATGAACCGCATCGCTGGGGCCATCGGCGATGTCTACTGGCGCCCGGCCAACATGGTGCCGGCGGATACGCCTGTGGCATCTATCGCCCCGAAGGGCCTGGGCGCCGAGAATCAGCAGATGCGCATCATCGCCGAAGAGGTCGCCGGGCGGCTGGTCCGCAAGGAGGCCGACCGCGTATCGCGGGCGGCCAAGAAGTACGCCGACGATGCTGAGGGCTGGAACGCCTTCCTCGACGCCTTCTACGCGGAGCACACCGAGGAGATCGCTCGGTCGCTGCACATCCCGAAGGAGCAGGCGCGGGCCTACGCTGACCGCCAGCTAGCCGACCTGCGGAGCGGCGCCGGCGTCGCCGTCATGGAGCACTGGATCGAAGAGCGCCCGGCTGAGCTGGCCGAGATGGCGCTGGAAGGAGCGTAACATGAACGACACCCAACGGATGTTGACGATGATCGCGCAGGAGCCGTGGGCCATCCTGCCCTCGGCGCTCAGCGGCCTTGTTGAACAACTGCGGGCCGGGGTGAAGCCGTTGGCGCCCGCCGCCGCGTTGCCGCGCGATATCGGACGTCGTACCGGCGCCATCGCCGTACTGCCCGTCATGGGTATCATCCGGCAACGCCCCAGCAGCCTTGAAGAGATGTTCGGCTTCTCACTCGGAACGACAACGGAAGGACTGATCGCTCGCCTGCGTCGTGCTGCCGCAGACCCCGAGATCAAGGCGATCGTGCTCGATGTGGACTCACCGGGCGGGACTGCCGCTGGCGTCCAGGAAGCCGCGGATGAGCTGTTCGCCATCCGGGGCGTGAAGCCAATCGTCGCCGTCGCCGATTCGCTCGCCGCCAGCGCCGCCTATTGGATCGCATCGCAGGCTGACGAAGTGATCGCCTCGCCCTCCGCCGAGATCGGTAGCATCGGCGTGATGGCTCTGCATGAGGACATCACCGGCTTGGCCGATCAGCTCGGCGTCAAAGTGACGCTCATCACTGCTGGCAAGTACAAGGCTGTGGGCTCGGAGTTCGAGCCATTGACTGAGGAGACGGAGGGCTTGATCCAGGGGGTGGTCGATGACATCTATGGTCAGTTCGTCGCTTCGGTAGCGCGTGGCCGTGGCGTGTCTACCAGTGCCGTGAAGGACGGCTTCGGCCAGGGCTTCGTTGTCGGCGCAAAGGAAGCCGTCAAGCTCGGCATGGCGGACCGCGTCGCCACGATGCGCGAGACGCTGATGCGGCTGGGCGCGTCCGAGGATGGGGCGCGGGATGCGGCCAGGGCGGAGGCTCCCGCACTGAGCCCGCAGGCCGAAGTCGAGATCGAGGCTGAGCGCTTGAAGCTGCGCGAGCGGGACTTGACAACGCCGCTCCGCCCAACGTAACCTAGATCAGCATAGTGGTCTTGCCTGCGGAGCCTACGAGATAGCGCCGAGCGGGTAGGGCGACAACAGCGAAGCGGCTACGAGATAGACCGCATTCCTGTTACCGGAACAGTCCGGTGCGCGGGAATGCGGTCTTTGTTCGCTCCCCAAGCGCCGGAAGGCAGAAGGAGCGAACGATATGCCTGCACTCTGGCCGAAACTGGTCGAGCAGCACGCCGAACAGAAGCGTGAAGCCGACACCATCCTGAAGGCCGCAGAGGCGCAAGAGAGCGGCCTTACCGACGAACAACGCGAATCGCTGGCCAAGCTGAACGCCGGCATGGACCAGCTCGAAGCGGACATCAAGGAAGCCCGCGCTGCTTCCGCCCGCGACCTGAACCTGCCGGCGATCGCTGACCCGGCCTCGCTCACGGACGACCAGAAGGCCGCACTGAACCAGCCTGACCCCGACAAGTTGCCGACACCGTTCAAGAGCCTGGGGCAGTACCTCACCGCCGTCATGCAGGCGGGGCAGAACCCGCACGCCACCGACCAACGGCTGCTCGACATCCAGGCGGCGGCGCTCGGCCTCAACGAAGGCGTACCGAGTGCCGGCGGCTTCCTCGTGCAGACCGACTTCGCGGCGGAATTGCTGCGAGCCGTCTATGCCACGGGCGTGCTGCCGGGCCGGACAGACCGCCGGCCGGTGAGCGCGAATGCCAACGGCATGAAGATCAATGCCATCGACGAGACGAGCCGCGTGGACGGCTCCCGTCAGGGCGGCGTACAGGCCTACTGGACGGGCGAGGCAGGCTCGCTGACTTCGAGCAAGCCGACCTTCCGCCAAATCGAGCTGAACCTCCAGAAGCTCACCGGGCTCTACTACGCGACCGATGAGGAGCTGAAGGATGCGCCGAACCTGGAAGCCAACGTGACCGCCTTCTTCGCCGAGGAGTTCGGCTTCAAGCTGGACGACGCGATCGTGCGCGGCACCGGCGCCGGACAACCACTCGGCTTCCTGGGCCATGCCGGCACCGTCAGCGTGGCCAAGGAGGCGGGCCAGGCGGCGGCCACGATCAAGGCCGAGAACGTCCAGAAGATGTTCTCGCGGGTGCTTCCGAGGTCGCTCGGTAACGCCGAGTGGTATATCAACCAGGCCTGCTGGCCGCAGTTGTTCCAGCTCGCGCAAGTCGTGGGCGTGGGCGGTGTGCCGATCTTCCTGCCGCCAGGCGGATTGAGCGCCGCGCCGTTCGGGGCGTTGCTCGGACGGCCCATCACGCCGATCGAGCAGTGCTCCGCGCTGGGCACGGTTGGCGACATCATGCTTGCCGACCTGAGCCAGTACATCATGATCGAGAAGGGCGGCATCGAGGCCGCCAGTTCGATGCACGTCCAGTTCCTCACCGACGAGATGACCTTCCGCTTCATTCTGCGGACGGACGGACAGCCGAAGCGCAATGCGGCGCTGACGCCCTTCAAGGGCTCGGACACGCAGAGCGCCTTCGTCACGCTCGCCACGCGGGCCTAATCGGGTAGAGGAGAAGGAGAACAGACCATGAGCGAACTACTGCACAGGCTCCACCTGGTGAAGGGCCTCGATCCGGTAGCGGACGCCTTCGCGGGGACCATCAACTCGGACGTCGTCAGCCTCCGCGATCACGGCCGCGTGGCCTTCGTCGTCCACATCGGCGTCGGCGCCACAGGCACATCGACGTTCACCGTCGAAGCCTGTGATGACGTGGTGCCGACCACGACCAGCGCGATCGCGTTCTGGAGCCGCGAGATTCTCACCGGCGATACCGAGAGCGCGATCACGCGGCGCGCCGCCGCAGGCTTCGTCAACACGGCGGGGTCGAGCAAGATCATCGCCATCGAGGCAGACGCCAAGGACCTGCCGAGCAACTACGGCTTCATCCGGCTGCACGCGGTCGAGTCAGTCAACGACCCGTGCCTGGGCGGTATCCTGATCATTCTGGGCGGGCTGCCGAGCCGGTACACCGAGGACGTGAACGCAACGGCGATCGCGTAGCGCGGGGCTATCGCTCACCGGGGTACAGTAGCTGCTCCGGTGAGCGAGTCCCGATGAAGGAGAACGAACATGGCAGGAGACCTTTACCGAGACCGGGCACTGCGCGAGCTGGTGCTCGGGATCCGCGTGAACAAGGCCGGTGTGCTCACGGCAGATGACGATCTCTTCACGGTCGTCGGCCAGGTGCTCATCACCCTGCTGATGGGCCAGGTAACGACGGTCATGGATGGTGGAGCATCCACGGTCAAGCTGAACGAGAAGACGAGCAGCATCGATCTCTGCGCCGCCACGACCATCACCTCTGATGCAGCGGGGGAGATCTACATGCTCGGCGGCGACGCCGGGGCCGTGGTCAACGGCGCCGATGCACCCACGCTCAAGGTAGGCCAGCTTGCCGGAACGCCGCTCACGCCGATCATCTTCGGCCTGGGCAACGGGGCGCTGGGTAGCCTGACCATCGAGAGCACGCAAACCGGCGCCGACACCGGGGAAATCCTCTGGTCGCTGTTCTACATCCCGATGGAGGACGGCGCCTACGTCGAAGCGGCGGCCTAGTAGCCGAACGCTGAAAGGAGAAGCAGGAACATGGGACAGAAACTTGTCGGCGAACAGACGCTGAGGGCAGGCCAGACGGGCGAGGGCAGCATTGCGCCCACGGGCGAGGAGGTTGTCAGCCAGGTACACGCCGGGCTCTACGAGCAGAACCGGCGCGGCAATATCTACATGGGCGCCACGGCGGTCTCGGGCGTCGCGCCCGGCACGGCCATCGGCACCACGGCGGGCTTTGCGCTCTTCAACCCGCTCAACTCGGGCTTCGACCTGGTAGTGATCAAGGCGAGCATGTCGTACCTCTCGGGTACGCTAGGCATCGGGTTCGTCAACTGGATTTACCACACCGCCGCCGTGCAGGCTGGTGCCGCCGTCACGGGAACCGCGATCTCGGTAGTCCGTGGGAACGGTGCGAACGGCGTGGGCGTGGGCAAGCCGCTGACGACGGCGACGGTTGTTGCGGGCGTGCTGGCGCGGCTGTTCGGCAACCTGCCGCCCATGCTGGCCACATCCGTGCTGACGCCCTGGCGCCTCGATGACGATGTGAACGGCGCGCTGATCGTGCCGCCAGGCGCTGCGGTGTCCTTGCAGGCGACGGCCGCCGCCGGCACATCGCCGCTCGTCATCTACGGCTGCACCTGGGAGGAAGTGCCCGTTTAGCGCAGGCCAGGACGGGGGCACCGCGATGGCAACTGGCCTCAGCATCCAGGTTGATAGCCGCGAGGTCGAGCGCGTCCTCTCCGGGCTGCCGCCGAAGATACAGCGGGCGGTGCTCAGGAAGCAGCTCCGCGCTTCGGCGAACAAGGTGGCCCGGCGGCTCAAGGCGGGGACCCCGGTGGGCGCGACTCGGAGAGGCCAGAAGGCAGCCAAGGTCAAGACCGTGCGGTCAACCAATACCGAGGCCTTCGCCAAGATCGGCTACAGGGGCCGCCCTGCCGCCTACCTCGGGATGCGCCAGCGCGGCACGCGGCGACAGCCAGCACGCCCATTCTTCGAGCAGGCTGTTTCGGGCTGGGAGGATGAAGTGAAACGGGACTTCAGCGAGTCGCTGAAACGTGCCGTGGAGTCGCGCAGTGTTTAGTTTGAGCACGCCGTTCGTTGGCACGCCTTCGGCCACAGGCCCGACACTTTCTCTCATTACGCGCTGTGATATATGTGTTGGCTTCGTCATAAGGATGGCCCGCTGGGCAGTGTGTTCGTTTGGCACGCTTCGCCGTCATCGTGTCGCCGCGAAGCAAGTTGACTCGGCACGTCACTGGCTCCAAGTGATCGGGATTCACGCACAAGCGGCTTGTACAACCTCGCTCCTTGACGTGATCGAGGTGCAGCCCCTCAGGGATAGGACAAACACAGAACTCATATGCCCATCGGTGGGCCAAGGACTGGTGCCCAACGGCAACACGAAAAAGGCCATAGCCTTTGCCATTGGTACCCGCTATCCACAGCCAACAGGTGTCAGTGAACTCGACCTTTGCGAAGAATCGCTCAGGGACAGGGGCTCTAGTACGCTGTATGGGCATCGGGACTCATCTCCTGGTGCTAGGCAGCCGGACGTCTCAAGCGTCACGGCTGCTCGCATTGTACCAGAGGCGGCAGCGCTATGAATCTCTACGCAGACATCGCCATGTTCCGGCGGCGCATCGTGAACAACGCCACGCTGGACGCAACGGATCAGACGGAAGTGCTGAAGGCGCTGGAAGCCGCCTCGCGGCGGATCGATGAGAAGTGCTACCGCCACTTCTACGCGAAGACCGACACGCGCGTCTTTCCGGGCAACGGCTGTGCGGCGATACGCATCCCCGACCTGCTGGCCGCCACGTCGATCAAGCTGGACGAGGACGGCAACCGGACATTCGAACTGGCCCTGGTGGCAGGGACGGACTACTACCTTGAGCGCTGGGGGAATGACGACATCGACGCGCTGCCCGCCACGATGCTGCGGCTGGACACCGTGAACGGGCAGCGCGGCTCGTTCGTCCGGCGCCCGCGGCTGGTCGAGATCGCTGGGCGCTGGGGATTCACCGAAGAGACGGAGGCGGTAGAGGCGTCCGGCACGGCCATCACCGGCACACTGGCCGATGCGACCGACCTGACGCTGGCCACGAGCGCCGACGCCGATCTGGCGATCGGCCAGACGCTGAAGCTCGAAAGCGAACAGGTCTACATCTCCGGCGGCACAACGTCGCCCTGGACTGTCGTGCGCGGCGTGAACGGCACCACGGCGGCCGCGCACTCGGCGGTGGCGGTGAATCGCTATGTCTATACGGCGGAGATACGCGAGGCGGCGCTGATCTTGGCGAGCCGGGGCTGGAAGCGGCGGGAGACGAGCTATGCGAACGTGGTCGACAACCCCGTCGTGGGGAGCTACCAGGTATTCAAGCAGTACGACCCGGACGTGGAGGCGTTGCTCGCGCCCTACATTCGCGGGGACAGAGTGATCTAATGGCAGGCGACCTCCCAGGCATCTTTGACAAGATCGTCGCCTTGCAGGAAGCCATCACGCCGCCGACCGGCGAGAAGGCCATGAAAGCCTATGATGAGCCGCCGGGCGACGTGGCACTCTTCCCGTGCTTCGTGAACATCGAAGAGGAAGGCGTGGAGATTATCCGATCACCAGGGCTGCGCCAACAGAAGTTCGTCATCAACATGCATCTGCTCTTCGCGCCTGGTGTGCAGAAGTACGGTGTGCGGAGCCGCAGGCTGTGGGTGAAACCGGTGATCGATGCGTTTGACAATGCGATCAGATTCGATAATGAGCAGGCACCGGTCCAGTACGCGCCCATCGAAAGTGTCTCCTTTGCGCCGGTTGACATCAACAACACCGAATACGTCGCCGCAACGTTCGTACTCAGGGCCTGGCTTGCTGAAGCGTTCACCTTCGATGCGTAGGAGGAGTTGATGCCATGACATGGAAGTACATCGGCGAGGGCAGGACGATCACCAGCGTGCCAGCCGAGGACCTGACGGATGAGGACTTCGAGGCAGCGGAGGCGCGGCTTGACGCGCAGTTCGGCGTGAAGGGCTCGCTCCGCACGTGTCAACACCCGGCCGCGGAGCCG